TTGACTGATATGAGGATGGTGTATTATCGGGCGGTTTATCCATAGGTGGGTTTCCCGCTGGTTTTTCATCGGGCTTTTTTACGCCGAGTAATACCTGCATTTGCTCAAACTCCGTCAACTGACAGTCGATGAACTTGTTCAGGTCTTCTTTCATCTTGACATCTTCGGTTGCTTCGGTGGTGAATGTTGGAAGTCGCATTTCGATAAACTTCTTCGGAATGTCTTCCAGTTTCCTTTCCGTAGCTACCGTGGAGAAAACATTACCAGAACGTGCAAGCAACGCATTCTTATTGGCTTCGGCGATCTTCTTTTCAAAATCCGATTTCTGGGTATCGAACTTGATCTGTAGTTCGTCTTTTTCCGTCTGAATGCGCTTTGCATGTTCGTATGTGGTTTGCTTCTCCTTGCGGACGTGATCGACAATGACTCTTGACCCGACAAGTTCTTCCTTCGAGAATATCTGTTCCGGCGTTATCCCTAAAGAGACAACGAGTTCCTTTACTTCTTCCACTGATGTTGGCATCGAATCATCCTTTGTGTGGGCGAACGCTTGTATAGCGCCGAGCATTGTGGCTCCGGGGAAGCCGGGTCTCGCTGTTGACGAGTTTGCCAGTGCTATCCCTGAGACTTGTTCAACCGAAGTCGGGTATATCACATTGCCGTTCCTTGCGTAGTGAATATCCGCTTCAATCGAGGCGACATCCAATTTCAGATGTCGAAATTGTGGGAAAATATACATTGCTGCGATTGTAGCAATTTTGCTGCCTTCTTCAACTACCTTGCTCCCGATGACCTTGCCTATCTGGACACGACCATCGTGAGAATTGTCACCCGGCGCTCCATGATGCTGAAATACCGGAGTATCGGGAACGAGTGCATTCTTTATCCAGCGAACGGCAGAACGTATCCACTGTACGGGCGTTTTAATGCCGTTCAGAACTATATCCACCGCTCCGTTATGGGCGATTGTAAATGCCTTGATGTCAGGATCGGGGTCGGACTGCTTTATTGTCGCCAGAACGTCGTTGCTGACTATTCCCGCCAGGTCTTCCTGCGACAGAGCCTGCATCCGCCCTATTATTACTTGCCGCATTCTGCTTGTTCCTCTCGTCTTGCTTGTCTTTATCTTCTTCGATACGCTTTATTTCCTCATCGACATCTACATCGGTGAGATATGACAAAAATGTTTCAAGCGAAATCGTATTCTCCATATACATCGGGAGATAAACTTTCTGAATGAACTCCAACTTAGCCGATGATATGAACGGTATCTTTGCCGTCACTGCATCGGGATTAAGACCGGCATTGAACGTATTATTATAGAGAATGATTGCTTTCTGAAAAAGTTCTTCATATCCACCTTCCCAAATGTCACGCTCTTTATTTGTTGACATTTCAATGAGTTCAAGAAGGCTAATAGCCGTTGCGCGATTGGAAAGTAATTCAGGATGTCCGAGGAAGTGAACGGGTACGCCGGTAGAGCCTGAAACAGTAGTAACGTCGGCTTCCAATGCGTTCTTAAGTGTCGTAAAGCCTTCACCTGAATAGCATACAAGGTCAAATTTACCGTTGGCTATCACTATCGCCTTGCCGATACGCCAATTAGTTTTCTCTATCCATCCATTTAACCGATCTGCTTCTTCGACAGTTTCAACCATGAATGTAGGCGTCGGGGCAGCGAACAGACTGTTAATCTTGCGCCAGTCCCAAAGTTCCTTGTCCAAATCCTCAACCTGACGTAAGACAAGTGCGGTCTTTGGTATCGGTTCGTTTATCTTTTCAGAAGAACCACCGAACCGAACGTAGACAAATTCTTTTTCATTCAGGTTAAACGATACATCCCGATTCTGATTTACCGTATTCGATGCTCCTGCTGCAATGTCAAGAGTATCAGTTCCAGAGAAAAATGCTTTGGTGTAATGGTAAAGGTCAGGATTATCGGCTGTAACGGTATACGGATATTTCGACCACGGAACGTATACTGTGCGGATATTCTTTTTATCTTTATCGACAACAAGCCTTATGAGTGCTTTGCCTTCGAGTTCCGCGCCAACTGCCCAATCATTCGGTGATTCCTTGTCGAGATTGTTGAGCCGGATGAACTCTCGGATGAATTTCAATTCGCGTTCTGCGGTTCCGGCATATCCATCCTGCTTGATTGCTTTCGCACCATTGCCGATGATGAATGCCGCCCTGACATCGACAATATTACGAGTTGTCATGCAACCCCAATCGCTTTCGCCATTGTACTTTTCGTTCAGAGCTTTTATCTTAGTGCTGTAGGTCTTGTAGGGATTGCCGGTGTAGTGTTCGTTCGATGTCGAAGAAGTGTTTGTCAGAACGTCGGTAGTAGCCTGAACGGTCGCCTGCAATTCCCTTATGCGCTCATTCATAGCTTGGAGTGATGCTGCGGAATCTGCTACAAGTTGTTCCTGATTAAGCTGTAGGCGTTGGTTTTCAAGCACAAGTTCAGCTTTTCTTGTCAGGAATACAGGCATTGGGAAGTTCAAAGTATGCGCTCCGTTGAGTATTTTGTAAACAATATACACGGCATAATGGAATTGTCAATAGAAAATTTATAAATCATACTCCCATCGAATTTTGTCAGCCATTGTTTGTTCTTGATTTCTTGTACGGGTTTCGGTTGTCCATGAAAGACCCTTTGTTCTGTTTGCCGCTACCCATCCGCTTGCCTTGTAGATAGTTCCCGTATGTACTTCCGTATCTTGATAGGAAATGAGTTTGATTATATGAGGGTGAGTTTTCTTTATATCAATACGCATAATCCTTATCATTCTCGATGCTGTGTTTTTGGGTGCATCGGGAGCTATTGCCATCCGTCTCAATTCAAGTATTTTATCACCATCTTTTAGTCTATTAGCAGCGACCGGTTGACTCCATAATGCTACGGCATAGTACTTATTATTAAATTCTGCACCATAAGCAAAACAACAAAAGCTATTTCCGATTTTAGGCAATCTTGAATGCCACAACAGATTTAATTTGACAGCCAATTCTGTTGATATTCTCGTAATATTTAATTGGAGCGCGGAGGTCGGAGTCGAACCGCCGTATTCCTCTTGGAACAGAGGATATGCTACCCTTACATCATCCGCGCCCATCATATTTTTACTCACTCAGGATAAATGTTTCTGTCGATTGTCGCTATAGAGAATTTCTCAATCCGCTTTATCTTTGCAAGCACGAAATATCTTATCTCATCCCATGTGTGGTTGTTCTTGTCAACCGACTTTTCGTTCTTCACTTTGTACATCTGGACTTCACGGCGCGTATGCAGACAGATACGATTTATATAGAGCTTCGGCGTTCCAAGCATAGGTCTTAATGCGTTCTTTACGGCTTCTATTCCCTCATCTATGCTTTTTTTATCAATAACGTTAAACTTTGCCTGCGGAAATGCTACACGCCATTCCTGAATGAGGTCAGGACGTGAATTATCAGGAATGATTTCTTTTACCAGACTTGCCCACGGAGCCGCTTTCGCTTTGGCAATAAAGTTCTGATTCGTTGTCGATTCCTTTTCAGAAGTCATGTACAGTTCCGTTACACGTATCCAAGCGTCCTTACCAAACTCCTTACCTTCTGGCGCTCTTTGCCATACACCGCAAGAGAACGGATCAATACCACCAAAGTCAACCGATAGGACAACAGGTTCATCCATCCGTAAATCGACAGCGCAAAGGTGTATATTCTCATCCCATTCCTGCTCATAAACGGTATCGCCAACTCCAACTTTAATACACAGCCAGTCGCGGGATAACGCTGAAAAACTTAACGTATTGAGCTTGTCTATGAAGTCCTCTATCTTGTAATATCCGTCCGCTTCTTTCATCTGCGTACCCGGACAGATAGTGGTTAGCTTGCAAGTAGAGCAGTCATAATCACGGCATGATTCCAATGTCTCCCAGACGCAGTACTTCAAGACAGGATAATTTTTCTCTTTCGCACGTTCTATCGCCCTGTCCATTTGTCCGCCGACATTGTGATTCGTGCTGAACATGATGAGCGACGCCGGATAGCCATATTTCGACATCGGCTGCGATAATGCGTCCTCAAATACCCGTTCATCAATCTCATCAACTTCATCCAGTTTCAGGCATTGCGGATGTGGGCCTCGAACAGATTTTGACGACGCCCGAAGTATTGATACTTTTGCCCTGTTGTAAAATTCTGCCTTTGTCGTTAGTAATCGTTTGACAAGGATATTATCGGGATCGGAAATGTACCGGAACTGTTTAATGGCGTCGTAAGAAAGTATCGACTGTCCTTCACTACCACCGAGAATCTTGGTTTCATATCTCGGTCTGGATGCGGATTTATACCACGTATCAAGTCCGCCGTAGAGATAAGTCTTACTTCCTGAACGCGATCCCCATACGACCGTGTACCGTACTTTCTCAAGTATGATGTCACAGAATATGCGGAAAACAGCCGTATGCTCTGGATTGCCGCAAATTACCTTTGTCCCGATTTTCGGTTCATTGAACGCAGCTACAAATAGTTGCACATCAGCATCAGTTTTCAGCGTCGTCTGAGTCAGGAACTTCCTCAAAATCTGCTTCCTGTGAAGTTCCTGTAGTTCTTGGAGTTCGCTTTCCGACAGCAGTCCCATGACTTGCTTCAATGAACTGGCGTTGTGTTGATTCATCTGCATCCCCTAACATGACAAGTAAATTCTCAATATTGGTTGTGCCTTTTTTACCGGAATCGCCTGGCGGTCTGCTGTTCTTTTCCTTGCGAACAAGATCGATTAAATCACCGATTGCGCCTAACAAGGCAACGTATTCTTTAACGTTTTTTATCTCAAACTTTGGTATCAGCCGTCCGGTTGCTTCATCTCTATCAAATCCCGTTTCAAGCACTACACCGCATTGTTCCAGAAGTTCATTAATGACGCCTTCATGCGGTTCAACAGTTTCAAGCGAACGCTGAAAGCGCGGTATAAGTTTATCGAGATTCTTTTGTTGTTCGGCGGCGCTGATATTCTTTGCGTCAAATTCTCCTACTTTACTTTTCCAGTCATAGTCAGCCCCCCAGCGATTTAGGCATGTTTTTGATATACCCGTCAGATTAGCCAAAGAGCGATATGAGCGGTTAAGCCCAAGATTCTGGAATATTGCAAGCGCATATTTCTGCTTTTCGTTTTCAGATTCCATGCTCTATCCTTTCCAGTAAAAGGTTTTAAAAAACGACCTCAGGCTCAATGCCTCTCTCCTGTCCCTAAACATCCAGAGTAAAACAAGCATAGCAGCCAGAATTATGATACATAGTACGATTGGAATAACTAACCATGAAACAACGGAATGAACAGCATAATCCCACGCGGAATAGTTTACCCAATCATCAGGGAACATATCATATCCTCATGGTAATGTGTTTTCAGAAAATGGCATCTTGTGACGTTCGAGGCATCGTTCTTTGGCGTCTACGATGAGCGCAAATGCCGTGTCAACAGTCTTGCCATGCCGATGTATCAGTTCTGTGCCATCATGTAATGCTCGTAAGGGACACATGATGCAGTCGTTATTCCCTTGCGGCGACCGGCATTCCTTCGTACACCAGAGTTCAATCAATTCGGCGTCGAGAACTATGCACTGCGGCTTCATTCCTTGTCCTCCAATCCGAGCGTCGCGCCCAGCGGTTCCGGTTCCGATATAGGCTCCGACGACCAGAAGCCTATCCAGCCGCGATAGTCATTGTGCCCACCCGTGTTATTGCGAGCCATGAGTCTTTGATCCTCAGCCCACTCAATTAAGACAGGCTCGCCTTCCGTGTAGCCCGGATGTACGGAAAACCACCACCAGCCGGGCTTATCAGGTTTCGCTTTTATATAGTGAGAACCCATCACTCCTCCTATTCTGGTATCCCATAAATGACAACGTTCTTTCCCCGCATATGCAGATTATATTCATTCACCCTATGCCC